TAGAAGTTAAGTTTCATTGTGAAGTTAAGAGTCCAAATAATAGCTCTTCTTTGAGTAAAGTCACCCTCATACTCATCTTCGTAAGTTATATTATCTAAAATAATAGGTAGGTCATTCTTAATAACCATCGCAGGGATTGCATTAAGAGGTAAGTTATAATAAGGATTAAAGTAAGGTAAAATTTGTTCAATGATTTGTAGCCCATCATCCTGGTTCTTTGTATACACATACAAAGTCATATCAATGTTATAAGGGGTAGGAGCGTACTGTGAGTTCAAGGACGTAGTTGATGTACCATTTAGTGCCCTGTTCTGCTGTACAAGGCTCACTCTTCTTGCTGGATCATAAGTCAAGCTTATCATCTCAAACCCAAGTCTTGGAAGAAACGTTTGAAAACTTTGTTCAAACGATTGAGGTTGTGCGGCTATTCTAGCTAAGAACTTTGACTTAGGAGAATAAGATAAGGGAACGCGGAGGGTCTGGGTAATGTTACCACTAGAATCTAATCTATCTATATGGATGTTGTTAAACATATTACCAAAAGCCACGATTGACTTTCGTACTGTACCGTGGTAGAATTTATTATTAAACATTTATTTCTCCGAATGGATTTCTCTCAGAGAAGTCCAGTACAGAAATCTCACCTCTAAAATCTTCATTATCTACATTAGGAAATATTGTACCTAAGTTATAAGATTGAAGAATAATACCTGCTGGACTATATTCTTCTAGTAAGGCTCTATCGCCATTCTGTAGTAACAAATTAAATGCGTTAATGTCAGCAGACTTATTAGAAGTAATATCATCGATTTCCGATACACCGGTATCAAAGATTTCAGAAGAGTACTGCATCAACTCACATTGAAGTTTATAGACATATAACTTACCAACCTGGAAGAAAGGGTCAGTGGACTCAACAAACTTAATTTCAAAGAATGCTTTTGTCAATGGGAAGTAAATTATATCCCCTTCGGCCGGTCTGGTAGTTAGTACAGCGTCCCCGGATCTTGCAATTACCTCATCCCATCTTCTTCTGGATACAATAAATGTTGCTGTATCTCTGATCTCAACACCAAACTTTGACATTAAGTCTCCGTCACCCTCGAACCCGGTAACGTTCTGCATGTACATCTCTAATGGGAATGCCGATGAATACTTACTAAGTACATCTTCTCCCAGAATATCATCCTCATTGACAGCTTGTCTTGGTATATAATAAGTATCCAACCCGTACATCCTCAGGCACTCTATTATAATATCTTCCATGAGCAATTGCTCTGAAGATCTGCCTCCAGGTATACCAGATTGAAAATAAAAGTTGGTCGCCATTATTCGGTATATCCACGTGGATTAGTTGTTGCCCTGATGGTATAATCCATATGTGGGCTGATGAGATAAGCTGTAAACATTCTCAACCTGTAAAGAAATCAACAGGAAGTTGGTAAGTATCTTGAGCTTCTTGCTTAAGTATAGTTATTTCATCCATTGCCTCATCGAATATCTTTTGTCCATTCAACGTTACTCCACCGGGTAATAGAACGCCTTCGAATTTTTTGAGATTAATACCCCATTGGCGCTTTATTAATGCAGTAGTGTATCTCTTTAAGTACCCATCATTATATACATCGGTGTAAGTATCGGGGTCAAGCATACGATATGCTTCAATAATTATATAATCTCCAATAGCAAGATCTCCTCCATCACCCCAGGTAAGATCAATATGTAATCTGTTCATATGACGGTTAAAGCGGACTGGTTTTTGTCCGGTCATTAGATCGTTAATCAAGTTAATATGCATCTTTAACATTGTAAAATACTGAATATCTGTATTTGTTAAAGATTGAATATTGTTAAGCAGAAGCTGATACTTAGCATCAAAGAAGCTGATACTATTGGATCTACTCGATAACGGGAGTGTTCTTACAACACTCAGAACTGAATCGTTGAGAGTAATATATTTGTTATCAAAGTTACCAAGTGTCATAGAGGTTACAACAGCTGTAGTACCAGAAACAGCACCTGTTATCGTTTCCCCGGCAGTAAAGGTACCAGTAGTATTTTTGGTATAGGTTTTGTTAGCGGCAAAGGCGGCATGAACAAATGTTGTTGCACCTGAAGATGCTCCGGTAATCTTCTCACCAATAGAAAAGCTACCAGCATTCATACCTACAATTTGTAATGTAGAAGCTGTAATTTGTTCTTTTAAATATACTGCTTCTACTGCATCGTAGTGATAGTCACGGTAAAATTGAAATGCTTCGTCAACACGATCTTCTAATTGATCATCATCTATGTTAATTTCAATTACTGGATGCCCTAAAGCTCTCAAGCAGTAATCAATAAGTCCCTGCCTTGTCGCTGGAGTTGCCATTTGGTTTCTTTACCTTCTCAAGTTTTAACTGTAGCTCTTCGACTATTTGAATAGCCAATTGAAGCTGGGATTCTAGTACGATTGTCTGAGCTTGAAGCTCATTTAGTTTCTTGTTAGTCTTTTCCATAACAAGAGTCATAAATTTGTTGTTATCAATTTCCATCATTACTCCATAAAAAAAGGGGTAGATGTTACTCTACCCCTATATTTATACTAATTTTTATTAGTAAGTGCCGCCATCAATTCCAGCAAAAATTGGAACGCCAGATGAATTAACCTGTAACACTTGCCCGAAAGTACCAGCAGAAGTTACCTTCAAAGAGCCTGTAGCGTTACCGTAAAGAACACCGTTTGAAGTAAATGTTCCAACCCCCGTACCTCCATTACCAACAGTAATGTTAGATGTCAAACCAGTAATAGTACCACCAGTAATATTAGCTACTAGTGAAGCTATAGTAAAACTTGATGTATCAACAACGTTAGATGTTGGGTCAACTGTTAAGTCATTAAATAATTTGAACTTACCAGAATCAGAAGCATCGCGGAACAAACCAGCATACTTAGTACCAGAACTTACATACTCACCAAAGAAACCAATATCCAACGAGTCAGAAGGATTAGCATTACCTAATTTAATCAGAGGATCTTCAATTAATATAGTAGCTGTATTCATCGTTACAGCATTACCACTTATAATAAGATCACCAGTAACTGTTAAGTTATTAGGTATAACTACATCATTAGGTAAACTTAATGTAATTGAACCAGTACTTCCGCTTGTCGCTATTTGATTTGCAGTACCTGTTACTTGGGTAACACCGCTGTTGGTAATTGTAGGGGTTGTACCTTCATTGCCTAAACCGGATAATGTAATCCCAGTACCAGCTACTAAGTTGGCAACATATGCACCCGAAGTCTGTGAGCCCAGAGCAACATCGGTGTTAAGTGCAGATGAAGGTATTGAAATGGCAACGTTGGAGGCAGCAGTAAGTCTACCTTGTTGATCAACGGTAAATACCCCGACACTGGCTGCACCACCATAAGTGGATGGGGTAACAGCAGTATTATCTAAATTAATAGTAATAGTATCGGTACTACCACCAACAGATGTTAACCCTGTACCCCCGGCAATCGTTAAGGTATCTCCGCCACTAATAGTTTGATTTGAACCTGAATCACCAGCAGCAGTAAAAGATGTAGAAATAGCTGAGTTAGAAGCCGATGTAATTCTACCCTGGGCATCTACAGTAATTGTTGGAATATTGGTTGTTCCACCATATACACCTGCAGTTACCGCAGTATTGGCAAGATCTAAAGTTGGGGTTGCACCCTCGGTACCAAATCCAGAGCCTGTTAAACCTGTACCAGGAATAACGTTTGCTACGTAATTACCAGTAGTATCTGTTCCAAGTGCAACAGAGTTAGCAGCAATGGTTGCAGTTAAGGTAACATTCCCCGACCCATCAAAGGATACATTACCTGTTAAATCACCAGCAAGACCAATGTCTCTTGCTGTAGTTAATCTGTCAGCAGAAACGGCAGCACCTGCAAGGGCATATGTAATTTCTTTTGTAGCAGGGTCATAGTAAACTACGTTGCCAGAACTTGCAGCTCTAACAGGGTCAACAAAAAGACCTGAACCTCCACCGGTTATCTTTGTTCCACCAAGCGTAATATTACCTGCAAGAGAAATATTGTTAGCAGCAAAGCTACCATTTACATCGCGTTGTACTAAGGCACTTGCAGTTGAGGCGCTGGTTGCAGCATCTACCTTATCGGTATAATACTTACCACCAACGGTATGAATTGTCTCTCCTCCGCCTGAATTTTGTACCTCAATGTACAGCTTAGCGCCAGTACCATTGTTAGTCTTATCATATGAATACGCTAATTCGCCTTCAATAATGTCTGATGTAGTAGGAGCTGCTACATTGGGCGAGCGTTTAATTTGGATTGTGGTTGCCATGTTTGACCTTTATTATTTTTATTAGTAAATACCGCCGTCCACAGCGATTGCACCCGCCGAGATTGGTTGAGCTACCCATTTATTTACTTCTGTATCGTAAATTATCGTATAACCATCTTGTAGGCCAGTTGTAACAACATCGGTTAAGCCTTGAAGCTTTCCCCCTGTCGATTTATTAACTGTAATACTACCTATAGCCCCTGCACCTTGAGTTACAGATATACCGTTATTAGGATTAGTTCTTACCGTTACAGCCATTATTTCGTAGCCTCAGGGTAAATGGTAACAATACCTTCAACAATTCTTTCAACCGATGCAACATTAGAAACTAGCTCTACATCGTACACATATCTACCTGCTTTCAATGCAGATGTTTGGGTTGACGTAAGATCTAATGAAATAGTTCCATCAGTAGGACTAGAAACGTTGGCGGTAAAAGCAGTATTTGAAGTCGTGTAATACGATCTCCTCATCTGCGATCTAACAGTATAATTCGTCAAATTTCTAGCCGACCCTGTATCATCCGTTACTGTAATAGTAACGCTGAATGTTGTTCCTTGATCGATAGCTAGGTTTGATACGGCTGCCATGTTAATCCCAATACTTACAGTATATTTATATTATTTTTACTCTCAGATCAGACTACTTCAATCCAATTAACTACGGAATCGTCCCATGCATAGCGTTTTCCGTCTGTTGGATACGAGATAGGCGATATCCAGTTACAGGTCTCTTCTTCCAGTACCCAGCTAGGGTATGGTTGAGGAGGTATAAAGGCATCTCTAACAGAATCATAAGTATACCCTGCTCCAGCATAATTTTTTCTAAAGTTACCGTTATAACTTGTTTGCTTCCAATTGCCCCCAAATAACTTAGCACAAAAGCCACTACCAACAGCTTCATTTTCTTGACCGTTAGCATCTAAGCATTCGTTATTATGCACTACGATAACTCTCGTTACTATATTATTTGAATCTAATTCTGCAAAATGAGCCATAATATCTCTTAAAAAGTTATTGATCCAGAACCAGTCCACTTATAAATGTGGTAACCACCTGTTAATGTATATGTTGGAGAACCTGTTGTAGATGATGCTAAAGAAAATGTGTCTGCATAACGAATTATTACGACACCAGAGCCGCCGTTACCATGAGTATCGCCACCACCGCCACCACCGCCGCCAGTATTTGCAGTTCCATTTGTCCCATTTCCCCCGCCACCAGAACCATCACCTCCTCCACCAGAACCACCACCGCCACCGCCAGAATCCCCGCCGCCGCCGCCGCCGCCAGCATAAGTTACAGACGAACCAGAAATTGATGATGATGACCCAGAACCACCGCCTGCGCCAGTTGAAGAACTACCCGGTGTACCCCCCACAGAACCAGCCCCGCCGCCGCCGCCGCCAGCGGAGTTAAAACTTTCATTTTGCTGTCCTAGCCCACCGTTATTCCCCTGTGATGGGGAAACAGATGGGGTATTGCCAGAACCCGAAAGATTACTGTAGTTTGTATTGCGTCCACCACCACCAGAA